AGAAGTTATTAGATATGATGCTGCACAATTTAATGTTACCCTTGCAATTTGGTATCCAATATTATCAGACGGTATAAATTTAAATGAATCTAAGCCAGAAATTGTTTTACCTGGGAGATTAGCACCAACAAGCGTTATTGATAATTTAGATAAAAGAGTTGCAAATGGAGAAATTACAGAAGCACAAAAGGGTGAACAAATCCAGGCATGGAGAGTTTCTCACAGACAGGGCAGTAGTAATGTATGGATTACAAATAATCAAGAGTATCAAAACTTTTTTAGATCTTTACCGTTTAATGGAAAAATATACCCAACTGGCCTAGTAAGAATTTATACAGTTCCATTTTACGAAGACGTTGATGGTGTTACTCGTTTACAAAATGGGGCAGTCTATGAGCATGGACGTGCTCAATTTGGAACAATAATAACAAGTCATACTGCTGGAATAGATACCTACTGGTCAAATAATGCCTATGTTAGAGGCTGCGATATGGAAACTCAATATTTGTTTACAACTAATTTGCTTGAAGATATTTCTTTGCCAGCAACTGCAATTGGAGCAGCAGGAGTTAATAACTCTAAAGCACAGCAGACATCAAGAGGCGGAACAATTAAAAACTTTATGTCTTCAAGTTATACAACGGAGACTCCAGTTAACTCAACCATATCTCCTAAAACTGGAACAATTCAATCATCAGCGTTAGTAATGAATGGTCCAACTTTTGAAACAACTGAAACCCCAATTGACTTAGTTTCTTATGTCTATAAAGAATTGGGCAATTCTTATAAACATTTTGGAACAAGAATGCGTATTATTGGAAAAATTGAAAATAACGAACGTCGTAGTCAAACGCCAAATGGAAGCACAACTTATTACCAAGTTGCTGGAGTTCAACCAGATCAAAACGTAAGTATTGGTGGTGGCTCAGGAGGTCTTGCAGTATTACTTAATCCTACTACTAACAATGGATATTATTTTGAAATTGCTGCATTAACAGAAGATAACATAGAGTCATACTTAAAATTAGATAAAAATAATAAATCAGAAATTTCTATTAATAATGTTGTTTTTTATAAAATTAAAAAAGATGCGTCTAACAATAATGCAATTCCTGTAAAACTTTATGGCGGTCTGGCAAAAATTACAGTTGACGATGGTAGGTTTACTGGGCAGTATAGAATGGCTGGTGAAGAAAATCCAACGGTATATGATTTAGCCGTAGAGTATCAAGACATAGGAAAAATAAGAAGGTTCTATCTATACATCAACAACCAATTAATTAAAGTTGTAGACGATCCAGACCCACTTCCAATATACAACAATATGGCTCCATTTGTTCGTGGTTCATCCAGAGTTATGTTTGAAAATATATATGCCTTGTCACAAAACTATTCTCAAAATAGCGTTTTTACAGTTGGAGAAACTCTATCGTCTGCTTTTGGAGATAATGAAATAAGTGCTAGTGAATCTTTAAGAAAATACGCAATGAGTGGTATGGTTCAAGCAACCTACCTATCTGGAATTAGTTCCCAGCAACCACCTAAATACAACTTATATTTTGATGAGTTTGGTTCAATAATGAGAGAGTGTGCTTATTTTGACGTTAAGTATGATCGTGCATATCCTGCACTTTACGCTAAGTTATCACCAACATTTAATAATATCAAAGGCTATGTCTCATCTGGGTTTTATGCAGACTCATACGGTGCTGAGTTTTTAATATTTAATGCTACAGATACGGCCTTAAATCTTGACGAAACAAGCGGCAACTATTTAAGAATTCAAGGTGTTACATTTACACAAGATACTACGCATGAGTTAACAGTTGATGAATATTTTAAAAAACGTAGTAATTTCTCTAACCCATTATTAACTGGATCTTCTCAAATCGTTTCTCCGCAAGTTGAAAAACAAAGGTTTGATGAAATTAAAAGAAGCAGAATGATTTATGGAAACAACGAGTTCACCTTAGACACCCCATACATACAAACGCAGGACGATGCAGAAAATTTAATGGGTTGGATGATAGATAAACTTATGGTTCCTAAAAAATCAATTGGTTTAAAAATATTTGCAACTCCAACAATTCAACTTGGAGATATTGTAACAATTAACTATAAAGATTCTAATAATTTAGATTTGGTTGCTTCAACTAATTCTAGATTTATAGTTTATAATATTGAGTACACAAGAAAAATAGATGGTCCAGATATGACTATTTATTTAGCGGAGGTGTAAAATGAGACCAACAGATGGTGGTACTTCTAAAATAGAAAATGCCAACACAAGAGAAAGCAGAGTCACTTCTACAACAAAAAAGGAGCCAGAGTTCACTGGTCCTGCAAAGTATAGTCCTTTTGTTGAAACTCTAAAGGCTGTTAATACTCCAAAGGTTGTTGATACTCCAAAGGCCGTAACTCCAGTAGAACAATCAACTTACTCTCCTGGAGATTTTAGAAAAGCCGAAGAAAAATCTAACGAACCTTTTTATCAATCACAAAATACATCAAATGTATCAAATGTATTAAATGTATCAGATTTTAGTGCAGGATCGTTTAGCCTTAAGGTAAGTCCAACACCACTAACCCCAACCTTACCAGTAACAGTTTCACCTCCACCACCACCAGTTAAAACTGCAACATTAGACATTATATTATTTGATGAAGAATCTATTCCAACAGATGGAATGTTTGATCAAATATTTGAAAATATTGGAGGACAGGAACTAATTAGCATAACAAGATCTGACATTGTTAATGGACAAAAAATATCATATCAGCCAATTAAAAACCTTTCAGCCATTCAACAACGGTATAACCCAAATAACATTCTTAGCCTACAACAAACCGCAGACAAATTTTTTGCTGGATTTTCAATTAAACTAGAAGACAAGACTCCACAAATTGGCAATGGGCCTAACGGAGAGAACGTATACCTTAACGCAACAGGAGACCTAATTATTGAGTTTATCAATATAAATGCTGATGAACAAATAGAAACACAGATTAGCGTAAGTGGTACAATATATGAAGCAGATCTTGGAGACTATACCTCATGATAACCAATACTGGTAAATCTATTATTGCAAAGTATTTACTTGGCCAGGCCCCTGCCTATGCCTCTTATATTGCTATTGGTTGTGGCGCTACCCCTTTAGATACCGCCGACTCAATTGGAGATTATTCAACAAAAACAAATTTAGATTTTGAAATGTTTCGTGTTCCAATATCATCTAGAGGTTTTGTAAATGAAAATGGTGTAGATAAAATTGTTTTAACAGCAGAACTGCCAACAGAAGAAAGATACGAAATATCTGAAATTGGAATATATTCTGCAGGTTCTAATCCATCTGCGGGAGCATATGATAGCAAGACGGTATTTGCGTTTACACAAACAGAAAACTGGCAATATGTGACAGCAGCAGCAGCAGTGGCAATTGACACAGAATCTGCTGCGCTAGATGCTCCAATCTATGACAATGTTATTGCTGTAACAAATCCAGTATTTCAAACAAGCGCAGATAATCCAATATTTTTTAAATCACCAAGAGTTGCAAGATATGAAAGACCAAGATTTTTAAATAATGTAATTATGATAAAAGGCAATGAGGCTGATCTTGATATTGAATCTGATAGCGGTCCAACACAGGATACTTTTGCAATAGGTGCGGGATCAAACTATATTAGATTAAGCGGTACAACAGTTGATTTTACAAAAAATTCTCCAACAGATGAACTAAGATTAGCATTCTCAATTATAAACAGAGATGGAACATATGGAGCGGGGACTCAACCAGAAAGAGCAAGAGTTTTAGTTTCATTTGAAAATACAAATGGAACAGAGTTTGCAAGACTTGAAGCAGAAGTTGCTGATGATAGTAGTGGTGGACAATACGACTTTGCTACAGAAAGATATTTTGTTGTAAAAAAACAACTCCAACAACTGTACAGAACGTCTGGATTTGATTGGAATGCTGTTTCTGTAGTTAAAGTCTACGCATGTGTTATTGATGGAGTTAATCCGTCTGGTAATTATTATGTAGCCTTAGATGCTTTAAAACTAGAAAATGTTGCTACAGTAAATCCACTCTACGGATTAACAGGATATTCAGTAATTCAAACTGCAGGCGCAGCAACAGTAGTTAAAAGTCCTAATACTAGCAACTATGTTGAATTTAGATTTTCAGTAGATCTTTCTAGCGGAAACAATTCATAATGGCTGACGCAGGAATTAAAAAAGTTATAATTAAAAAATCATCTTTACCAGCAGTAGATAATAATAAAGTTGGATACGTTTTTAGATATAGGGTTGTTTCTGAAGATAAAAACAGAACTTCTCAATGGTCTCCAATAAATCTTGTATTAGACAACTTAATTACTAGTGTTACTGGAACAGTACAGGTTTCATCCTCAGTTATTAGTACAGTCTGGGGAGATGAATTAAATAGACCAAAATATGATGTTTTTGTTGGATTTGATGGTGCTACAGCAACCTATCATGGAACGACACCAATTCACTCATATCAATTTATTAAAACTGGAACCACAAATGTGCGTGTAATTATTCAAGTTGAATCATCTGAGAAAACATTAAATGCCAATTTGCAAATATACAACTCTGGCTTAGTTTCTTTGGTATAATAAAATAGGAGGAATAAATGGCAAAAGTACCACTACCAGAAAGAGGGCAACCTCTTGATGTTACATATTTATATCAATTGATTGAGGCTGTAAACGACCTCTCTACAAATGTTGCTTCTAAGCAAACAAGTAAGACAATTATTGATACCGCAAGTGCTGGTAAGGCAGAGGTTCAAACCTCTAATACAAGAATAGTAGGCGGTTTGGTTGAAGTTGCAAACAACTCCACAGTTTCGGCGGGAAACGAAAGAACATTTACTTATGACTTTAAAGACTTTAAATATCCACCAATAGTATCAGCAACCCCAGTAAACACTGGACAAACGCCAGCAGGACAAAACGTAAACATTGTTTTAAAAAGTGTTACAGAAACAAGAGTAGAGGGTGTTGTAAGGTTTGGTGCTTCTGGAGATTTATCTCTGTCAGTACATTTAGTTATTGTTGGTATCCCAAATTAAAGATAAAATTAATGATTTATTGTAAGAAATGTAAGGGTAGAACTTTTGTTGATAGGCAGTACAGTAGTGCCCAGCATATGGAGACATACTGCATGGTATGTGGTATGAGAAAATTTTTTCATCCACCAGCAGAAAGTGAAGAAGGAAGATGGTTACTAGCAAAGGAATTATCCAGAGCGAAATCTACAATAG